AACTTAAATAAAGATCAGGATCTTGTAGTTCAGGTGGTTGTGTATCACCATTTTCTAAAGCTCCTTTTTTACCATAAACTATCATTCCTGGTAAAGATTTCTTAACCATGTCAATGTATACTGAGGCTTTGACCTGACCACCATTTCTTAATGTATCCCAAGCCTGTATTAATATTTTTCTTTTTTCTTCCTCAAACAAACTTTTAAAAGTTGTGCCTTTATCGGACCCAAAACTTTTTTGTTTAAAAATAATTCCTCTATCTATCAAGTATCTTTTAAAATTAAGTGCAAGACTATTTGTTCTTGCACACATTATCATGTCAGTTTTAGAATTAATATTGCCATTTAATTCTTTCAAAGTATCTATAAATCTAAAACTACCTTTCTTAGATGGATCACACTCAAACTCTGTGCCAAGTCTTTTTTGAATTTGACTTTGTATTTTCATAACAACATTGTAAACAGGAGGAGGTAGCCTATGAGTTTTTGGTAGAGAACTTTTACATTCTTTTTTACAAGGCCACTTTTGAAATATCCTTGTATCAGAACCTTTCCAACCATAAATAGATTGATCATCATCTCCTACTAAAACAAGTTCTTCTGTGTTTTTTGCAATCTTAGATATTATTTGCCATTCTAGTTTAGATAAATCTTGAGACTCATCTACCAACACCAACTTATATGGTTTAAATTCTATATTTTTGGCTAGAGCTTTCTCTAACATATCGTCAAAGTCAATCATGCGATAGTAATCTTTAAAGTTTTTAAAGTTGTGGTAAACATAACTTATCTCTGGTCTTTTAAATCTTACTCTTAAATAATCTGGGTCTTCATCATAAAAGTGATAAATTCTTTCCAAAGGATTTTTAATTATTTTGTATCTATCTCCTACTTTTACAGCTTTTTCAAAACCTAAAGAATGTTTTGATAAACCAATAAGATTCATAATAGCACCAAATTTTAAATCATGTTCTTCACTCCAACCAGCTGCAACCATATCACTGCCATCGTAGTCAGCATCTGCCAGCTTTGGCCAGTTGTCTGGATCAGTTTTAATTTGTTTTTTAAACATTGATTTTGCACTTTCATTAAAAATTTCATACCCAGCTAAATGATCTTTACAAAATTTGTGAATAGTTTTTATAGATTCTGCTTGTTTTTCAGTAAAAAACAAAGATAATGTTTTGTCATTCTGTGCACGATCTTTTAAATTTTCTACAGTAGCTTTAGCAAAACCAATCATTAAAGCTTGATCAAAATGCAAACCACCCTCAAAATATTTTTTTAACATTTTTAATATTTCAGTGGTTTTACCACAGCCAGGACCACCTAAAATTTTATATCTTTTCCTGTAAAACCGATCGATTTTAGTAGTCATGTGTTTCCTCACCGTTTGTTTTAAAATTTAATGTGTCTTGTTCTACGTCTGGTTCTCTATCAAAAACACTTTCGTCTACGACGTAGACCCATTTTTTTACACCCTCTTTAATGTGAAATTTTTCTCGACTAATACCTTTCAACCGTTGTATCATTTGATGTGTATCATCACTTGAAACTTTCCACTCTTCTAATTGTAAGTGTTTAAAAAAACCATTAAACATAAATCTTCTTTTTCCCTGACCATCAGCAAATGGCCTACCCATTAAAATTTGTTTTCTATCTTTCGTAACCCTAAGATTAAAACAAAAATCTTCAAGATAAGATTTTAATTTGAAACCAGGTAAACTTTCTTCTGGTGCATCTATTGGTGTGGCTTTTTGCTGTAGTGCTCTAATTTGCATATCCCAATTTTTTATTTTAGGTGGAGTTTTACCACTTTGTTCAGTCGCTGCTTCTCTTGCTAAATCTTGCTTTACTAATTCTTTTGAAGATAATTTTACTTCATCACCATTAAAACCTAAATACCATATCTTTGGGCTTGAAGTTACAAAAGATAAAGGTCCTAAAACTAATTCATTATCAACACCACCACCTATGCCTAGTTTTCTTTTTACACATTCTTCTCTGTTACAATAAGTTTTTAACCAATCTTGATCACATCTATATTTATAATCCCTCTTTTCTCTAGACCCAATTACATTACTAACTTCACTAAAACTCATACCTCTACCAAGAGGTTCAAAAAATTTTTTGTTATACTCTAATGTTTTATCTTTCCATTCATCTGGATATCTTGATTTTATGTATTTAGTCATGTCTAATAAAACTTCGTTTCTCTGACTTTTTGGTACACCAAACTTAGCTAATGCTTGCATACACGGTGGTCCATCTTGAAACCAATCCCCTGAGTCGCCTTCGTCTATGTTTGATTTTAATTTTTTAAGTTGAGAGGGAGTTACTTTATTTCTTTCGTAGTATTCAAAGAACTCTTCGAGAGTGGCAGGACTGCCATCCTCCTTTATCATGTAGCGTTTAGTATTTTTAGCGTTGTAATAAGGTAAATTAATCCAACTACCGGCAGACCCTTTTTCTAAGTTTAAATATTTTTGAACAGGAAATATTTTATCTGGTTTACAATCACCAAAAATGTTTTTTATTGTGTGTAATTTTTCGCGTAATAATAATGCCGGTACACATTCTGTCAAGAATATGTATATATGAATTCCACCACTTTTAGACTTGAAAGGTATAAACGGAACATTTATACTTTTGATTTTTTTAAATAATTCTTTTACATCAGGCTTGTATTCATCTAAATCTATTGCACCCCATTTACAAGTGCTATCGCTTTTTATTGGACACAAACCTAAACTATCTGCAAGGATAGTTTTATTTTTTGTTTTGACTTCAAATTTTTTACCTTCAAGGTGTGCTTTCCACATTTCCTCTGTGTGTGCATAGGAAGAGGTAAAAGATACACCAGATTTTTTACCATCACCGATACTATTATCTATTTGATGATAACCAAATCTTTCCTCTAATCCATCAAAGATTTTTCTAAACTTCTCTAACATAATAAAAGTGGGCGTTTCCACGCTAGCTTCGACGCCCACTACCTAGGATTCTAGTATGCGTGCTTAGACTCTCTGTCTTCTGAGCCGTGCTTAGGTTGGATCTCACCCTTACCTACAGAATCTGCAAAAGATTTTGCCATGTCATAGACAGCTTTGTCCGTAACTGGTCCTACTTTTGCAACATCCCAACCAAACCATGTTCCTTTGTCGTTAGACATCTGAACGGTTGATAGTTTATAAATGTGGCTGTAAGTTGGCGGGGTAAACAAACCATTTTTACCCTGCATCTTTAAACCCATCATCATTGAGTTCCATTTTCTACTAAC